CGGCTGGCGTAAGAAAGGAGCTAGCAACCATGCGCTTCAATATGACTGACGCTCTCCAGCGCGCAATGCCGTTCCTTATTCAGCAAGGCGCGCTGATCGAGCGGGAGGTTTATCAGATTCAATACCGCGATATTCAGTATGCGGAGTTGATCCCGGTAGATACTTCCGCTCCGGAATGGATCAAGACCGTCACTTACTTCTCGATGGATGGTGTCGGCGCTGCGGATTGGTTCAACGCGAAAGCAATGGACGTTCCGAAGGTCGAGTTGCTTCGCGAGAAGTTCGAGACCACGGTCAGCATGGCCGCTATTGGCTACGGCTATGATATCGAGGAACTGGGCACCGCGATGATGCTCGGAATGCCTCTCACGACGGACAAGGCTGCTCTGGCCCGTCGTGTTGCTGAAGAGATGATCGACCGTGTCGCGATGCACGGTGAGACAAAGAAAGGTCTTACCGGGCTCGTGAATAACGCTTCGGTTCCTGCTTCGGCGGCTCCGAATGGAGCGGCTGCTTCTCCGCTTTGGGCAGATAAGACCGCTGACGAAGTCCTTCTGGATGTGAATACTGCCCTGACGGGCATCGTCACCGGAACCTATGCGACGGAAGTGGCGGACACGCTCCTTATTCCGTATGACCGTTTGCTGGCTCTTTCCACGCGAAGGATTGACGAGACAAACCAGACGACGTTGCTTAACTGGATCAAGCAGAACAATATCCTTACCCAGAACTTTGGCCGTCCGTTGTTGGTCAGAGGAGTTTTTGGGCTGGAGACTGCTGGAGCTGGTGGCACCGCTCGAATGGTTGCTTATCGTCGCGATCCTTCGGTTGTCAAGATGCATATGCCGATGCCTTTCCGGTTCCTTCCGGTCTGGCAGACAGGACCGGCAAAGTTCGACGTTCCCGGCATCTTCCGTTTCGGCGGAGTTGACGTGAAGCGCCCGAAGTCCATGCGTTACTTGGATGAAATCTGAGGGAGGGTGACTACTATGGTCATGGTAAAGAACAATTCTCCAGGAACGCGAGTTTTTAACGTCGTCGATCCGGATGCTCCGAAGGATAGGCCGCGAACCAATCCAGTCTCCCTAGAGCCTGGGCAGGCGCGCGAGCTGGACCTTGCGAATATGGACAGCAAGGTTCTTCAAGCATGGGTCGAGAGCGGTGAAGTCATTCTTGATGCTGGTGAAGAGGAAACCGGAACAGTGATCGGTGAAGCTCCTCCTTCTGCGAAGGGCTCTCCGGGTGAAGGCGTGGTTCCTGGCGATCCGAATAACGAGCGGCAACCCGGAACTGCGAACAACCCTCAATCGGCCACTACACGCACAGCCGGTGGCCAGGAGAAGGCTCTGGAGGATATGACTGTTAAGGAGCTTCGCGATTACATCACGGCGAATGGCGAGGAACCGGCTTTCGAGCGGAAAGCTGATCTTCTCGAACAGGCGACGGAAATTCGCGACCGCGACCAGGGTTGATCGATGCCTTACACTCTGCCCACCGCTGCGGAATTTAAAACAAGGTTCCCAACGTTCTCAGCGGTCGCAGATGCGACTATCGACGCTGCCATTTTGGAGGCTAGTGGCAGCGTCGATGAAACTTGGATAGAGGAAGATTATCAACCGGCCATTATGCTTCTCGCGGCTCACAACCTTACGGTCGAAGGCCAGGGAGCAAGTAACGAAGCGGCGCTTTCCGGCTTTAGCTCCCTTTCCGTGGGCCCGCTGTCCATTTCCGTGGCTCAGGGTGGCTCTCGCGAGCTTCCGGGCGAGATTAGGTCCACGAGCTTTGGGAGGCGTTATATGGCCATCCTACGGCGAAACCACCCAGGCGTGCTGGCAGTCTAGGCGATGGGACTTCTTGACGGTGGGCTTCAGACGATTGTCGGGAACGTCTTTGGGCGTCTTCTTTTGGACGCAACCCTTCATTCGATGACACTAACTCCGGATGGCGAGGGAGGCGTGACCAAGGTTCCAGCTAACCATGCGGTTAAGGCGATGGTTAGCGACTTCTCCGATGAGTATCGGGCTCAATACGATATTCCGGAGACCGATGTGAGAATTCTGATCCTTCAGAGCGGTGTTGCTGTAGAGCCGAATTCTGATATGGAAATAACGGTCACGGGATATGGAACGTTTTCTGTTAAGCCTCCAATCCGTCAAGACCCTGCGAAAGCCTCCTGGGAGTTTCGAGGGAGCCCAGTGTGATGGCTAAGATACGTGGCGGCCAGCAACTTTCTGCTAATATGGCTTCGGCTTCGAAGAAGGTTCAAGATGCAGTCTTTCGTGGTCTTTTCGCTGCTGCGAATTTGATCGAGACTGAGATGGAGCTTTCGATCACTCGTGGTTCCGTATCTGGAAAAGGTCACGTTCCTTCGCGTCCTGGCGAGCCTCCGAATGCCGACACTCGGCAACTCGATACAAGCATTGTAACCGTCCCGGATCGTAAAGCGATGACTGTTCGGATCGTGGTCGGAGCGCCGTATGGGCCTTACCTCGAATTCGGCACATCGAAGATGGCCGCTAGACCTTTCGCGCGCCCGGCGCTCCGGAATAATCGTCGGGAAGCCCTCGCGTTGATTCAACGAGCGGTGAGGAATGCTCGATGAAAGAGCTTTCTACCGCTATCTTTAATGTGATGAATAATCACGCGCCGTTGACGGCGCTTCTCGGAACGTGGTTTGATCCGGTTAAGCCTTCGATCTTTGTGAAGCGCCCTATTCCAAGCGAAGCACTAAAACCAATTATCATAGCTGCTACTATTGTCTCGGATGTGGACGCGGACCTTCTGGTTCATCGTGGGCGCGAGATACAACGCGATATTGTTGTGTATGGGAAAGCTCCGGATCAATATGACGATATTATCGAGGCTGCGGAGATAGTCCGGAACCTTTTCCATCAAACAAAGCTGGCCGTCTCCGGCTGGCATACGGTCTGGCTAAGAGCCAGAGGCCCAATCGACGGGCCAGCGGAGCCGCAGGAAGTGGCACGAGTAGTGACTATCCTTATCAGACTAGCCCAGGAGTAGGGAAATGACGACGATTACAAACCACTCGTCAGCAGCGATGACTTTCCCGGTGAAGGGAGGGAAGAAGAATGAGCAGAAGTTCGAAACGATAGCTCCAGGAGAGACCAAGGACATTGATCTAATGGACCGTAAGGCTCCTATTGTAACCGCGAGGGAACATGTCGGAGCAATCACGGTGAATGATACTCTTGGAAGGAAAACTGTCCAAGAGAATTCCGAGACTGGACGTGGCGAGTGATCGGAGGAATAACTCATGTTTAACTCTGCTTCTGGGACTAAGGTTTCGATCAGCAACGCAGTCATTGCTTCCACTGTTGATGATGCGGCTGAATTTGGCGCTCTTACTTTCATCGAGATTGGTGAAGTTGAGAGCATTGACCGTATCGGTGATGTCTCGTCTGGCGTGACTTTTGCTTCGCTTAAGGATGCCCGTGGCCGAACGAAGAAAGGCACAAGGAGCGCCGGCAATACGGTTATCACCTGCGCTTATGATCCTTTCGATGCTGGCCAGATCGCAGTTCGAGCTGCGGAAGCGACTAAGTTTGAATATGCTTTTAAAGTTGAGCTTGCGGATAAGCAGGACGAGAACGATACCAATTCGATCTTCTATCTTCGCGCTCTCGTTATGAGTGCTGATGCGCCTATCGGAGGGAATGACGGCATCGTCCGTCAGACTTTTACCTTGGGCGTTAATGCTAAGCCGTTGGAGGTTCCTGCAACCGTCGTTCCGTAATAGATAATCAATAACGCTAGCTGAAGGAGAATGAAAATGACTAGCGTGAAAATCAAACTACAGAAGAATGGAAAGACTGAAGAACATGAAGAAATTGAGCTTAAGTCAACTCTTCGTGCTGCTCAGAATATTAGTGCGCAGTTCGGAGGCTTCGCTAATGCTGTCTCCCGCTTGACTTCTTTTGAGCTAGAGGCTGCGACTATTATCATTCGCCATGGAGCGGGATGGAAGAATGATGATAAGAAGGTTGAGGAGCTTCCTGAGCGGGTGTGGGTGACTGGTCTTTCTAATCTAGTTGCTCCGTTGATCCGGTTTGTAACTATCCTCTCGAATGGTGGAAAGGAAGTCGGGCCAGATGACATGGGGGAAAGAAAGGTGGCGACCGTGTAACGCATGACGAATTCTTCCATAAGCTTCGAATGTGGGGGATGGGATGGCTCGGATGGTCCGAAGATCAGACTTTGGACACGACGATGCCATCAATTATTGAAGCTTATGAAGGGAGAGTTGATATGTTAAAGGCTATCTTTGGCGACGGGAAGAAGCCTGGCGTATCTGTGGCTGATCCGAAGAAGATCGCTAGTTTGTTGAGGAGCTTCTAATGGCCACCGCCCCTATTGATTCAATGTTTGTTGAAATAGGAGCGGACCTATCGGCTTTCGATAGAGCCACTCAGCAAAGTGTCCGAGAGGCACAGACCTTTGCCAATGTAGCAGCGAAGGAGTTTGGTAAGGTCGAAAAGACCATAATGCATTTTAGCGATGCTTCTCGTATTCTTGAGAAAGGGATGCGAGATATCGCTGGAGGGTTCAGGACTGTTAATCCCGGTATCGCGGAAATGGCCCAGCACCATAATCGTGCTGGGATATCCGCGAAGCAGCACGCTTGGGAGCTTAAAAACCTTCAATTTCAGTTAATTGATATTGGCCAGGGGCTGGCGATGGGCCAGTCTCCTTTCATGGTTATGATGCAGCAGGGTGGCCAAGTTGCTCAAATTCTCGGAGCGACTGGTGTTCGCGGCGCGCTCGCGGGAATAGGAGCCCAACTAGGACGGCTTCCTGTGAGTGTAGGAATTATTGGTGGTCTCGCTGCGGCTGCTGGCATAGGCGTAAAGGCTTTTAATGATTGGGAGGAAGGTATCCGGAACGTTCGTCTTGGCTTAACAGGAATTGGCCAAGCGAGCGGAGTTACTAGTCAATCAATAAACGAGATAGCTGCCACACAGGCGAGCGCTGCTAAACTTTCATTTACTTCTGCTCGTGATATCATCACTGCTGTTGCTGCGACAGGACGTGCTCAGCGACAAGACCTAGAGCAAAGTCTCAAGATTTCTAAGGATTTTGCTGCGACGCTGACTGGTGGAGATATGGATAAGGCTGGAGAGATGCTGGCCAATGTCTTTAAGTCTCCACTTGCTTCACTCGACAGCTTGAATTCGAAATTGAACTTCTCGGATGCTAATTTCCGAGACATGATCGAAAGACTTCAGAGCCAGAACCGGAACGCGGAAGCTGGACGGGCAATTCTTGATCGAATGTCTGGTTCTCTAGGTAAAGCTGCTGAGTTAACTTCTAGATGGGGACAAATTGCCGAGGAAGCAGGTAAAAAATTCAGTAATTTTTGGGCTGGCGTTGGAAGAGGAGCTGCGAAAGCAGTTGGAGAAGAAGTTGGGCCTAGTCCTTTTCGAGGAGGCCAGCAAGGTGAGCTAGAACGTCTCCAGGACCAGATTAAGCAGACGCAAGAAACCATAACTTTGATGGCTAAATCTGGCGGTCCTACGGATGATCTTAAAGCTAGCTTGGAGAGCTTGACTAAAAAATATGAGGAGATGTCGCAAAGGGTAGCGAAGGCTTCTCAGGATCAAGCTACATCAGTTCAAATGAGTATGGAGGCGCAAGGACGCTTCGTCCGAGAGCAATCGAATACAGTCTTGATTGCTATGGAGAAGCAGATAGCGATTGCTCGAATGAACCCGATGCAACGCCAGATTAGGCAGGCTCAGGAAGCCGCAGGCGTGGCTGATCCGCTTACCCTTCGCGAAGGATTAGGAGAGCTGGGTGCCCGGATGCAAAGACAATCTAGTGTTGCACCTTGGGACCCTAATCAAGCTTTCCCTATAAATAATTCGCCTACTAACCCTGC